TGATACTGGCGTGGTCAGCACCAAATCCAAGAGACCATTTTTATATGAAAGTATTTGGCAAGACCTATGCAGAACAAAAAGCAGCTGAAAGCAAAGCATATGGCAAAGACAAAGAAGAATTACTTAACTAGAGAAATGAGAAACGAGATAGCAAGAGAAAAACATAAGAAGTGGCTCAAGTCTATCGGTGTTAAGTTAGATAGTAAAGGCAATGTGATTAACGAGTTTAAAGGTTATCCATTTCCTGACTATTCAGTAAGACCTTCAATACCTTGTAGTAATAATATAATTGCAGGTGCTACCAAGAGAGAGGTATTGAAACCTAAACTACCTGCTGGTAAAACAATCAGTATTGCATACAACAAAGGTAATTATCAAGTTGTAGACATTGCTGATATAACAACAATGGGAAGGAAAGTATGAACAAGATACTTATATTATGTGTAATAGTGCTTGGCGTTATGATGACAAGTGTTGTTGCAGAAGAACAGAAGACCTATACATTTACGGAAGTGAAAACAGCAGTTTTCAATGTTCCTGGTAATGTACACAACTTTTTGACAAGTGAAGTTGAGAAGACAAAAGCTTATCAAAAAGAATCTTGGGCAGATATGAAGAAACAAACTGCTCAAAATTGGGCACAATTGAAATCATTGTTTACAAAGAAGAACTAATGGGCGACTTTCATTTAACTTCAAATAATGATGGTACTTTTCTTATCAGACCTGTAAGCGCTAGAGCTGAGGTCTGGTGGAAAGCTGCTGAAATGAGAGAGAAGTATGTTGTAGATAATACTCACAACGACTTCTGTATTATATTAACTGAAAACCAAAGAAAGGTATGTGATGAAATTAGAAAAAATAATTTTGATTTTACTAATTAGTGTTTCATTAAGTGCCTGTGGTGCGACCGGTAAGAAGATAGATGGTTCACATATTCAAGTACAAAATTCAGATGTGAATAATACTACAGGATTTAAATTCAATAGAAGTCATTTTGGTGCTGCCGTTGGTGCAACAACAGGTGCTATGACTTGTGTAGAAATGATTGGTTCTGACCCATACATTGCGGCCGCTTGTGCTGTAGTTGGTGCCTTTGCAGGTGCTGAACTTATGTATGATAGTGATTACGACTTACATCAAGCAGTATTTGTAGACCACTTAAACAATGGTCCTGGTTCAGCAAGTTATACGAACTGGTTAAATAGTAAGACAGGTAGTAATGGCACTATTAAGATTAATAGAAGTTATAGTCAAGGTCCTATTATCTGTAAAGAGTACGAAAGTAGTTTTAATATAAAGAACAAATGGCCTGTAGTTGGTATCTCAAACAATGATATTGATACAAGGTTCGGAGTTGTATGCCAAATGCCTGATGGCAGATGGGTTGAGAAAGGTATGATTAGATAATGACACCTATGAGAATAACATTTTATATGGGATTGATTGCTCTAGTCTGTATATGTACAAACATTGCATATGGACAAGAGATTATGCCTAAACCTATTACTTACAAAGAAGAGAGCAAGGTAAATTCTGCTCCTGTAAGCGAAGTATACATAAGTGAGATACACGAAAAGGTCAACAAGAAGTTGAAGTTGATGGAAGAGAATGAAAAGAATGGTGTATTACATACAAAAGTTTTAGATAGATTTGAAAGAGACGGTCAATGGTGTTTCATTAAGATTGTCATAAAAGAACTAGATGATAAGACTATTGTAAAAGAAGAGATAATGGAATGTGCTGATACTGAACACGGTAAAACAGACAAAGAAAGAATTAAGGAACTGGAGAAGATGATAGAGTTAGAGAAAGCAAAGAAACCTGGTTATTGGGAACTATTTGCTGCCTTCTATTATAAAGACTTAAATGCTCCAGAATATTGTAGGTTATATTCACAACCTACACACGCTTTTAAATCCTTCGGAAGAGCGTGTTTAACAAACGAAGGTACTTGGGAGAGAAAATAATGATTAAAAATATAATCATATTAGGTCTCCTTTTTATGTTAATAACAGGTGTAAGTACAACGGAAGTTGTTGCTTATGTAGAAGATAACCAGCTTATTGACAAGTTGAGTGAAATGTTATATAATGTAGTTAGGAGTGTGAAAAACAATGTATAAAAACATAGTAAAACTAGGATTGTTAGGCGTCCTAATCATTGGCCTAAATGCTTGTTCGTCAAAGACTTATAAGATTAAGCAAGAGACAGACAAGTTAGTTAACGAAGTGCCGTCTTGGTATATGGCAGACTTTGATAATGCTAAACATTGCGATATATCAATGTGGGCAAACAATGGTGTTATCAAAACAGATGATGATGACAAGACTTGCATATTTGGTGTTGGTACTAGTGTATCACCATCATTAGAACTTGCGATTGAGAAAGCGAAGTTGATTGCGAAAGCAGAAATGGCTGATATTGTTGCAGGTGAAATGAACAAGAAGGCGAAAATCTTTGTAACCGAGATAGGTAAAACAAATGTTAAGACCGTGGTTACAGAAGTAGAAACAGCGATGGTAAATGTCATTGCGAATACACCAGTGAGAGGATATGAAATCTTTGCACAAGAGGTAACTAGAACGAAGAACGGTTACTATAGAGCGTGGATAGGTTTAAGACTACCACTTGGTGAGTTTAATAAGATGTACGATTACACAATTGCAGAAATTGTTGATAGTCATAAACTTAAACTAAAAGCTGCTGAAGCCTTCAAAAGTGTTGAAGACACAGCAAAAGAGAAAAAAGATGGCAAAAGCGAATAATATAATCGTATACACAAAAGACAATTGTCCATTTTGTGTTAAGGCAAAGGCCTTGTTAAAAGGCCTTGGCTTCTCTTATAAAGAAAAGAACTTGAAAGAGTTTGAAAGTCCACAGGCAATGATTGAAGACATTGGTAAGAATGTAAGGTCAATGCCACAAATTAAAATAGATGATGAACTTGTTGGTGGATACAATCAGTTAATTGAGTATTACAACAAACAAGGTCTCGTTGATTTCAAAGGAAATAAGATATAGTGTCAGATGAACCTAAAAAACCATACGAGAATGTTATTTTGTTTCCTGAAAACAAGATAGCAAAGAAACCTCAACCAGTAGACCCGAAAGCACAAGAGAAGATGAGAGACTATCAGGCTGCTAAATTTGTAGAGACTTCTACAGATGATATTGGTTTAGATTTGATTAGAAGATTTGTACAAATGGGACTTGATACTAAACAAGATGTATTCACAAAAGACCTTGCAATGACAATGGATGCTGTCAGAGGTCTTTTGTACAGACAATTTAAATTGAAACACCCTATACAAAAGGTGATTGACCAGGCAGTAAAATTAAAGATGAATAAGAAAGGTGTTGTAACCGCTCGTATTGAATATGCGAATATGACAGATGAAAGCGAAGCGACAACGAAACCTTTAAACAAAGAAGTATCAGATGAACTAAACGAAAGAAACAATGGTATGTTTATGTTCACAGAAGATTTTGAATTCAGACCAGACTTCAATCCAGATGATGATGATGGTTATGATGGTCCGCCAAGTGATACGGACAAATAGAATTTGACTATGGAAAACCATTATAATGCGATTGACCATAGCAAGTTGTCAGACAAGACATTAAAATCAAACTTGAAAAGGAGGTTAAACAATAATGTTTAATTTTTTTAAATTATCTAAAGGAGATAAAACTATGGCTAGAACAAAGCTAACTAAAACTGAAAAAGTAAGAAATCTTTTTCAAACAGGTACAGATGTTTCTTGGAAAACTTTGAGAAACAAATTTGACCTAACATCACCAGCTGCAATGGTTGGTAAATTGAGAAACGAAGGTTTAATGATTTACGAAAATAAATCATCTAAAGGTGTTTCTTATAGAGTTGGTACACCATCAAAAGCGATTATCGCTGCTGGTATCAACAAAGTGTTTGGTAAACAAGTAGCTTACTCAGCATAATTGAACTCACAGGTGAAAGCGAGAGTGGAAACCTAGAGTATATTGAGGCGAGGAAAGCGAGAGTGGAACTCGCCTCTTTATTTAACTAATATAGAAAGTGTTTATGAGTGATAAAGATATTGATTTAGGTATGAACCACGGTCCAGATACAGACGACCACGATAAAACATATGAGAATGAACAATCAATGGTTACTATACCTTTAAGAGATTATGATAGATTGAAAGACCAAGAAAAATATATTACAGACCCTAACTTGATTGCTAGTATTGACAAGATAGAGTTTTTTGTAAAAGAGTTAAGAAAACATATAGTAAGGAAATTATAATGGCAGGTATAGCAACATTTGGAAATATATTTGACACGAAGAGAACAGGTGTCAGAAAACTAAAGATTAAGATTACAGACGGAAAAGAGTTTACAGAAGAAAAAGAAGGTTTGTCTTTTAAGAAGATATTTAAATCTGTACAATCATCAGCACCGAAAGGTACTAGTGAATTGAGAGTTGAATATAAGAATAGAAAAGGCACATTGATTGACCGATGGGTAAAAGTACCTATGGGTAGACATAAAAAGATTGGGAGATAAATTTGATTATAGTTGATATGCACCAAGTGTTAATCAGTAATCTGATGGCACAAATGGCAAAAGTATCATACCAGAAAGGAAGTCAACCTGGTCTAGCCAACAAAGAAATGGTTAGATATATGGTTTGTAATTCACTTAAAGGTTATATCAGAAAGTTTGGTAACGAATACGGAAAAGATTTAGTACTTGCTTGTGATAGTGCAGACCCTTGGAGAAGAGAGTTTTTTCCTCAATACAAGGCAAGTAGAAAGACAAGTAGAGAAGAAAGTACAAACAATTGGGACCATCTATTTAATCTGATATGGGAAATCAAAGAAGAGATTAAGGAGAACTTTCCTTATAAAGTCATTGCGATTGATAATGCAGAAGCAGACGACATAATTGCAACTATCATCAAAATGCAGACGGAAGAAAAGTATCTAATTATATCAGGCGATAAAGACTTCAAACAACTACAGAAGTATAGTAATGTAAGTCAATATAGTCCGATACAAAAGGTAATGGTAGTAGAAGATAATCCCATTAGGTACTTACACGAACAGATTATCAAAGGAGACAGGTCAGACGGTATACCTAATATCTTATCGCCAGATGATGTCTTTATTACCAAGACTAAACAAAGTCCTATTACAAAGAAGAAACTAGCAGAATGGTCAGAAGTTGATGATATTCCACTAGGTTCAGAAACAAAGAAATACTACAATAGGAATAAGAAACTGATAGATTTAGAGCAGATTCCAAACGCTCTGGTAGAATCTATTATAAATAGCTTTAAACAATACGAAGTACCTAATAGGTCCAAACTATTACCGTACTTTATTGATAACAAACTGAAATCGTTGATTGAACATATTAATGATTTTTAATATTGCAATATTAAGAGGATAATGAAATGGCTGAACAAAATAGTAATCTAGTTAACAATAGTTTGAGGCAGGCAGCGATGTCTTCTTCATCTATGGCTCTCACATTCCACGAAATACTAACCAAAGTAAATAACGCTAAAGACAAGGCAAAGAAGATGGAAGTCTTACGCCAGTATGATACACAGGCATTAAGACAAATTCTTAAAGGTGCGTTTGACCCTCGTATAGAATGGGACTTACCGAAAGGTACACCACCATATATAGAGAACGAAGCGCCTGTAGGAACTGAACATACTTACCTTGAAACTGAAGCAAAGAGACTTTGGCATTTTGTGAAAGGTGCAGACCAAAATCTATCCAAGGTAAAGAAAGAAACACTTTTCATACAAATTTTAGAAGGTTTACACGCTGACGAAGCAAAACTGCTTATCGGTGTAAAAGAGAAGAAGTTAAACAATGTATATAAAGGTCTTACAGCGGCTCTAATCAAAGAGGCGTTTGGGTGGAATGAAGATTTTGTTAAATTAGAGGCATAATACAACTCACGGTTTCGGGTATTTCCCTGTAAAAATACCCACTTTTCCCCCAAAATAAAGGCATTTTTTGCTTGACAAAGCTTCTTGGAAGTGATACTATAAATATATTAATGATAACGAAAGGTATATAATGTATAATTTGATAAAAGAAACAATATCATTGTTAGTCTATTTCATAGTTTTCCTTTGGTTAGTTGGTGTAGGTTTACACTTAACTATGCAAAAGGCAAAAGCAAGTGATTATGCGACAGCGACTGGCGCCCATATAATCACTCAAACGGTTAAAGGTAATATAGACCATAAAGCCGTTATGACTTCTGAAATAGAAAAGATGGCACATACAATGGCCATAGAAATGACTTTTGTATTACAAAAGCATTTACCAAATATTTTAGAAAGTATCGCCGCTGACATAAGAGTTAACGGAATAGATAAAGTATATAAAGATAAACAAACAAAATAAGGAGACTTATGGAGAACTTGATATACTCAATGGCTGATATGGTTTCAGTAATGAAAACTATTATGCCGTTAGAACTTTGGATAATAATACTTGGCGGTATTACATCCTTTTTGATTATGGAGTATAGTGATAGAAAGAGACTACGCCATTTAAGGCAAGAGTTTTTACGAACCAAAATCAAAAGATAAGAGAGAGACAATGCCAAAAGAAACAAAACCTAAATCAGTTAGGTATGCAACTTTAAAGAAGAGAGTTAAGGCGGAATATGAGCATACCAGACAATATAAGACTACTTACAAAGATATTAAGAAAGTCTTTAGTTGGATTAATGACGCTGTATTTGATGGCAAACTTGCACCTTTCAATGAGATTACGATTAAAGATTTGAGACCGATTAAATGTTTTGGTCAGGTTACACAATGGGAGTGGAAAAGAAAAGGCACTCAATCGTTTCACTTGGAAATGTGTGAGAAGTATAGTAATAAAAAAGAATTCATTAGTACATTGGCACACGAAATGGTCCATTTGTATCAAATGAGAAATGCAGGAGATAGTGGTAATCATAATAAGCTGTTCTATTCATTTAAGACCCCTATGAAAAGAGCCGGCATTGATATGATTTAAACTAGAATATATTATGGTGAGAAAAGTGAAAATAAATTATGTAGAAAAAGTCCGTGTTGCAAAGATGTGGGCAAAAAGAATAATCGGTGTATCAATGTTATTTCTTATAACATATGTAATAGGTACATTTAATCCGAACGATTACAAATTAAACAAACTATCAAAAGAGTACGAATACAAATACCTTGAAAAGTTAAAAGAGTTAGATTTACGAGAACCTGAATTTACATATAATAATGATATGCAATTTGTTAGGGCAACTCATAAATGTATTGACTATCATAACTTCACATTGGCAGAAGTGTTTAGAGTACCTTATGAAATGGTGACAGCACAGGCCGCTTTAGAGAGTGGTTGGGGTACGAGTAGATTTGCAAAAGAAGGTAATAATCTTTTTGGTATTAGAGTATTCAATAAAGACTATCCTCATATGCTACCTTTATCACAAAAAGAGTGGAAAGGTTGGGGTGTAAGAATATTCGCTACGAAGTGCGATAGTGTAAAAGAATATATTAGGTTGATGAATGAACACCCAGCCTATGAGAAATTCCGTAAGTTAAGATTAAAACAACTTGCAGAAGACGGCAAAATGGACCCAATTGAATTAGTTAAGACATTGGATAAATTTAGTACAACACCTGATTACGCCCAGCGTGTAATCGTTATAATAAAAAAGATACGAAAACTTGAGGAGAGTAAATAATGAGACCTAATAATTGGGAAGATGAAAGTTATAATAATATTAAGGAAGACAATACACCGTATATGGATCCTTATCTAAAGAATATGATTGAGAAAGCATTTAAAATTTTTGACACATTACGACAAGGTCAACAGAAAGTATATTTTACAGGTTTCTGGCAACCAGATGTAATGAGGTGTTTTCCAGGTAGACAATCTAAAAAGATATTTAAGAAAATGCAGACAGCGTTAAACAGACCAGAACTACAATTCTTTCAAAAGAAGTTAGATGGCGTTGACGGATATGAATATATAGTAAGAAGGAGATAAAATGGGTATATTAGCATTTTTATCAGCATTAAGTATTTCAAGTGTTGCAGCCTTGTATAGTATACTAGGTCTTGCCGCTATCTTTGCAGGTGCGAAGATACCTATTATGATAATGGGTGGTGTACTTGAAGTTGGTAAACTAGTAACCGCTTCTTGGTTGTATCAAAACTGGAAGAATAAAGACTTACCTAAAACAATAAAATATTACTTGACAACTTCTGTAGTTGTGTTAGTATTTGTTACCAGTATGGGTATCTTTGGTTTCTTATCAAAGGCACACCTAGACCAGGTAACTCCGACTTCTAATTATACAAGTAAGATTACATTAATAGACCAAAGAATATTACAAGAAGAACGAGTAATAGAACGAGCAGAAAAAACTTTAGTACAACTAGATAAATCAATTGAAGTGTATTTAGAAAATGAATATGCAACAAGAGGTTTAAGAGAACGAAAGAAACAAAAACCTGAACGAGAAGAATTAAAACTAACAATTGATACTGCTATGAATAACATAGACCAGTTAATGTTAGAGAAGAACACAATAGAATTAAAACAATCAAAG